GGCAGTCTTCACACCCTTGGTGGCCAAGGTGCCGCCGCCGTAGTAATCCTTTAGCTCGTCCCATTCGAAGGTTTTGGCGTGAGAGCGATCCTCGCTGTGCCGATCGGCTTCGAGGAATACGACAGGCATACCTGCGACTTGACCCATCAACCGCGAACGACCGGCTTTCGTCGACTTCATTGGGTCGAAGCCTTCGTACCCCTCGCGGCCGAGCAGTTTCCACAGCAGGTTAAGCAAGGTGGTTTTGCCGGCGCCGGCCTCGCCGGTGGCTTCCAGAAAAGGGAAGGACTGATAGCGCGCCCGGATCTGCTCGCAGAACAGCGAACCGAAGAAGAACACCAGTGCGACCAGACCCTGGGCGCCGAAGCATGTCCACAGCAGCTGCAGCCACTGCTCGTTAAAGTCCTTCCCGTCACGCTGCAGCTTGATCGGCACGCCTTTCTGCAGCGATTTCAGCCGCAGTTTTCCGAACTCGAAATAGTCCTCGCTGTTGATTTTGTAGATCGTGCCATCCTTGATGGCAAGATCCCCAAAAACGTAGCAGCCGTATTCCTTGCTGTAGCCCACGTAGTCGATCGTGGACACGGTTTTGATGCCAAAAAGTTGATCCTTCATCAGCTTGTCCAGCTGCTGGCCGCTGCCGGTGTACATGGCACCGGCAGCCATGCCGAGCAGGCGTTTTTTGAACTCGCTGGCCGCTGATAGCTGACCACTGGTGAAGGTGTTCTTCACGCTTTCTGAGTCGTGAGGGAAGTCCACACGCACGTAGTACCAGGATTCGTCGGTGACTTCGTTGCGTTGAAAGTACAGCGCCTGTGGGTAGCAGTTGGCGATCTCGACGACGCTGCCTGACTGCTGCAGAGCCTTCTCGCGCTGTTGCGACTGGTTGAGCAATTGGTCGTCGTGGTTCTCGCTGTCCTCGATGTCCTGCATCGCCCGGTTGAACTTCTCCATGTCCAACTTGAACCAGTACAGGCGGCTACCGAAGCCCAGGTGAAATTCACCGCGCTTGTTCCAGTCGTACATCAGCAAGGCTTTCTCGGCGGCACTCTCTGCCAACAGCAGCGCGCCCTGGTGACGTACCTGTTTGAGGTCAGCGGCAATTTGGTCAGCGCGTTCGCTTTCGTCGTCGATAAAGCCCCAGCGTTGATGCAGGTCGTTCCAGTCGGTCTTCCGTCCGTCACGGAGAGGGATCTGCGCGGCCTCACAAACAAATCCCAGCGCTCGCGCCTGCTTGGCCCAGCGTTTGGTATAGGCATGTGCACCTGGTTCGTTGTCCAGCGCCCAGACCAGCTTCGGCAGCTTCCCCTCACGGTCGCGAATGAGCGCCCGTAGGGATTCCTCCGGGAACGCATTCGAAGACATGGCGGATACGGCTGCGATATCGTTATGCACCAAGGCAATCGCGTCGAATATGCCTTCCACAATCCAAATTTCTTTGGCTTCGAGCAGATCCACGCAGGGCGGGCACCACCAAACACCTCGATAGCTGTCCTTCGATTTGAAGCGCGCTTTCATCTTGCCGAAGCGGCTCGGTCGGTCGATCAGGCGCTCCCACCAACCGCCTTTTTCCAACGCAAAGCGAACCGTCGCGCTGCCGGCGTTGTGTTCGACTGAGTAGAAGCTTTCCTGGGTGAACCAGCCTTGGATCAACTGAATGTTGAAGCCCCGAGCGAACTCCAGGTAAGCACGGGCAGTAGCGTTGGGATCTTGATCGGTTATCGGTGCGCGCTTGCTCCAGTCCTCAAACAGATCGTCGTACAGTTCCTTCACATGCATTGTGTGGGCGCATTTCTCGGGTCTGCCACATATCACCAGCCACGGAGCCTGAATGCGGGTGTACAGCGTTTTCTGCCGGCACTTCGGGCAAGTTCCGCCGCGCATGTAGTGGGCGTCTGACCGTTGCTTAAGTCCGTAATCGTTTTGCAGGCGCTTAAGCACGTCGACGCGCAGTTGCTCTTTCATGGTTACTTCACTTTCTTAAGGCAGTGGGAGAGGGCGCCGATCAGATGTTTCTGAGCAGCCATCACGGGGCAGTTGGCGAGAATCGAACCGTGACGCAGGCCTTCGGGGATAAAGCGGTATTGGTCTGCGTACCAAAGGTCATTGAGGCTGAGACGGTACTGTTCGCGCAGGTTGGCCAGGAGTGCCTGAGCCTGTTCCGGCGGCAGCTTTGCGTGGATGTTCAGGGCGTTTTCCATCGTCAAACCTCAATTTCGGGCGCAGCTCACCCAAACCCACGGGAATGGGGGATCGGGATTTTTTGGAGTCGGGTGTTACGGAGTGGTGATGCGGAAACGCCCGTTGTCCGGTGCGTTCAGAATGCGTTCATAGATCAGGCTGACGGGGATGGCCCACGCCTCACCGGTGCCTGTGTCCGTGATAACGGTGTGAGTAGGCGTGCTGGTCAGAACATCCAGACGCTGCCGATCGCTGGCTACAGACAGATCGCTGTAGGCCAGGTGAACCATTTTTTCGGCGGTAGGAGTCAGCACGTCAAAGTCGGCAACCAGGTGTTGGACTGCGCGTTTCAGCAGCTGCTGGTCGTCGCTCAGGTGTTCGCATTGGTGACGCTCAAGAAAGACCAACGCTGCGGCTTTGAGCATGTCCTGATATTCCTGTACTGCAGGCAGATTGTTCATTGGGATTTTCCTGCGCGGTAGAGGGCGATCGCTGCCAATACTTCGGCGTGGCGGGCTGCTAAGTGCAGGTTGTTGGCATCCAGAATCAGTTCGGCTTCTTCCTCACTGATTGATCCGTCCTCAAGTGCTTGAGCAATAGCCTGGTCGACGCAACCGCGTTTAGCTGCTACCTGCAGGGAGCGGGCATAGAGTTCGACGTTATCCAGCGTTTCCGGGTTGGCGACTGGGATGAAGCGGCCCCCGTACATTGATGCAACGTAGTTCGCCAGGTGATAAGTGCCGCTTTCCTGTTCGAGCATTAAAATTTGAGCGTCGCTGAGAGGACTGCAGCCGGCGTTTTCGTAGGCATGGTTGTCGAACTTTTTAAGCTTCAGTCCCAAGCGTGCGGCAGCGGCCTCACGTCCTCCGGTATAGCTGCGGATGATCTCGCTCATAACTTCTTTACGAGTATCTAGGATCAGGCTTTTCATCTTCTACTTTTCCCTGTTGAGCGCCGCTATTACTGTTCAATCACACCGTCTTTGATGCCGAGTAATACTGCGGCTCGGTGTGCCTCCCCACGGCGACATTGGCTTTGGCCACTCAGCACCGCGTATACGGTGCTGGGACTCAACGCATGTAGAAGTGCAAAGTCTTTCGCGGATTGCCCGCGCTTCTCTAGAGCTCTCCGCGCTTTCTGGCGGGCTTGCTCGCTAATACTCATCTTCGGCATAGTGCAAATCCATGCAATTTCATGTGGTGTGAAATGCAGAATGGTGCATCTTGATGCATTTGTAAATATTTGGGATGAATAATTTTGCATCTTTCTGAAGAAATTGGTTCTCGCCTGCAGGAAGAACGGAAGCGCTGCGGCATGACCCAAGCTGAGATTGCCGACGCAATTGGCGTTGTGAAACGAACTCAAGCGAATTACGAAGCCGGGACAAGTGATGCTCCAGCTCCCTACTTGAGTAAGGTTGCCTCGCAGTTCGGCTTTGACGTTCCTTACATCCTTACCGGCGTTCGTACAAACCTCGCTGAAAGTGCGTTGAGTGAAATCGAAGACTGCTTGATTAAGCAGTTCCGCAGCATTTCTGAAGAAGATCAAAAAGCGATTCGCCGTTTCCTTGAAGCTATGGCTGACGATGCGGCCCGCCACCGGCCGTAACTTGCAACAAAGCTCATGACTCATTAGTCGCGCTTCCATTCCAATGCGGTTTGCCGCCCCGATAACGTCGATTCAGCAATGCACTTTATGGAGTAGTTAGCATGTTGGATCGCAAGAAGAACGATCAAATCAACCTCGAACACGTCGGGTCGGAAAGTACCGTCCTCACAGACATCGAGCGTCGACTGATCGATCTGTATCGTCGGCTGAGTCGCGTTGAACAGCAGCAGGTTCGTCGCGTGGCCGAGATACTGGCAATCAACCCAAAGGAAAAAGTAGGGGGCTGAACGTCATTCTTTGAATGATCCCGATCGCCAACGCTGTAGCGTTGGCGGTTTGTACCTACGCTACCGCCTGCGATCCCAACTGCTCGAAAAGCTCCCGCTGCTTCGCCCTTGGCAACTCGCGAAACCGATCGATCAACATGCGTTCGAAAGTCTGCGATGAAGGACTTAGCGTGTGTGAGAAAGTCAGGTTCGACACCCACGTATGCCCACACTTCGCGTCCAGGCACTGGCAATAGAGTTTTACGAACTCCGTCGTTACCTCTTCCCGTGAAGCAATCCGGCCTTTGTGGCCGCACTTGCATACAACTCTCATAGTGTCCCTCCCCAGGGGCAGCTGATCGCCACCATATTGCCATAATTTTAGTGGCATTCGCTCCGAAAGGTGTCTCATGCAGTTATATCCGCTGCATCTGGCGCAGGTTTCCAGCTAAAGCGCCTGTCTTCGCGTAACCGGTCATTGAGCTGATTGAACAACTGGCAAATCGGTCGAATCTCGTTGCTGGTGTACACGCGATCGATCTTTTCAATGTCGCCAAACCCGCCGGTGTTCTCCGGGATGATGCCGGCCAGCGCGGGGTTCATCCGCCAGGCCGCGATGACATCGTTTCGGGTGATGTTCTTCACTTTCTCAAGCTCGTCTTTCGCCTGGAAGTCACCCACGGGGATGATCTGAATCGCGTTCTCTTTGCCGTTGGGGATGTTGACGAACATTGAGCGGAAGTTGCCCACGCCTTTGCTGGCGCTGATTTGGGCGCGCAGCTCGTCTTCGTCCTCTTCGGTCAGGTCGGGATCGTTGGTGTAGAAGATGTAGCCGGCGTGCGCGCCGTTGCTGTAGTAGCGCCGGCGGAAGAGGGTGGCGGCCTCATTCAGCAGCAACGCCTGCAGGCCGCCCAGGTAGTCCGGAATCCCGTAAATGTTCTGTTCCACGTCGTAGTCCAGGACGTGGGAGATTTCGTGCGCCTCGAACTCCATTTCCTTGTTGTCGGGCAGCAGCATCACGTAGCCGCCGTCGACCTTCACGCGCATGTTGATTGCCGGCAGGTGCTGCAGCTCCAGCACCTGGCCGAATGCGTTGGTGTCGTTGTAGAAGTACGCTTCACCAAACACCATGTAGTCCAGTCCGGCGCGTCCCATCGTCTCTGTGCTGCAGCCTGCTGAGGCGATGAACTCACGCAGCAACAGGTTGCGCTTGAACTTCGGAATGGCGCCGTGGTGCGCATTGGCGCGCAGCAGCTTGGCCAGCCCAGCCCGCGACACCGGCGGCTTGTAGATCTTGCCGTCGTCGCTGGGGAACACGCCCACGTACTCGCCGATGTTGCCGGACAGCACTTGTTCCGGCTCCCCGAACGTAAACGAGCGCATCGGCTGTTGCTGTGGTTGGGCTACGTGGTGCTTTCTGCGTTTGCGGTTGGCCATGGCTGTTCTGGTTACTCGTGACGTAGCGGCTACGGCGCCGCTTGTTGGTGTTCAAAGGTTCGTTGGAGAGGGCGTGCATCACCGCCCAGGCAATGTCGGCGTGACCGGTGGCCTCGGTACGGGATGCGCTGTAAGTGATCTGGCCGCTGTTGGTGGCGCCGCGCTTGATGGTCAGGAACGCCTGGGCGATGTCCGTCCAGCCCGCGTCCCACTCGATGCGACTGCCTTGAATCGTGTCCTGGGCCTTCAACACCAGGGCGTTTTTCGCCTCCAGGCTGTAGTGAATCGGCGTTGCCTTGGCGTAGAAGTCGCGCACCAGGTCGAACACGCCGTAACCCACGCCGGTGACATCGATGCCGATGTGCTGCACGTTGAAGCGCTCGGTCAGCTTCTTGACCTGCGCGGCCTGGTAGGTGAACGAGTGGCCACGCCAGCTGTGCTTTTCCAGAATCCGGAACTTCGCCCCGGGTTCAAGTGGCGGCGCGATGACCACGCAGGTGGCGTCGTCGCGTGTTCGGCTCGGGTCGTAGCCCAGCCAGACCGGGCTGTTGCCAAACGGACGATCCAGATCCGGGTTGTAGTCCTCCCACAACGACAGATCCGAATAGCAGCGCTCCAGATCCTTGAGGCTGAATGCGCTTTGGGTGCTGTCGATGAACTTGCAGTAGAACAGCTGCTGGAATTTGTCCTCGTCGTACTCCAGCTGCAGCTGCTCAAGGTCGAACAAGTCGCAGCCGCCTGCGATCGCATCGTCCAGGGTGATCGTCTTGCGCCACTGACCGTCCGGACACAGCGCGCCCTGCGTGTAAGCCGCCTCGCTCGGCCATTCGCCGCCGGCCTTTTTGCCGCGCTTGCTGTTGCGGAATTCGTCGCCCGACCAGAACGGATACGCCTGGTGCGACACGGCGCTGGGCGTCGAGAAATAGGTTTTGCGCCATTTCTTGTGGGTGCCCATGGCGCTGGCGACGGTGCTTAGCTTTTCGAAGTCGCGAATCCAGAAGTATTCGTCGACGTAGACGTGCCCGTGGTAGCCCTGGGCGGTGCTGCTGTTGGTGCTGAGGAAGCGCAGCTCGGCGCCGTTGCTCAAGGTGATCGGGTTGCCGGTCAGCTCGATGCCGAACCACTGCTGGGCAAACTGGATGATGTAGCTGCGGAAAATCTCGGATTGCGATCGGCTGGCCGACAGGAACACCTGGTTGTCACCGCTCAACACGGCATCCATGAACGCTTCGCCGGCGAAGTAGTAGGTCAGACCGACCTGACGGCTCTTTAGGATGTTCCGGACACGGCGGGTCAGCGGGTTCTGTTTCGCCTCGAACAGCTCTTTCTGCTAGCCGTACATTTTCGAGATGAACTTATCCAGGAAGTCCACTTCGGTAAGGCCGCTGATGTCGTTCTTCGCTTTTTTCTCGCGCTTCTTGCCGCCGCCCTCGCCACGTTCACGGCGTTGACCTTGTGGACGCTCGCGAGGCCCGTCCGGACGATCTGACGGCTCAGTCGACGCGGGTTTCGCTGCCAGCTTTTTTAAGCGCTCCAGCAGGCTTGTCAGCCGCTCCAGCTCTTTCAGCTCGGCATCAGTCAGCGGATCGATCTTTTCCAGAATCAGGGTGATTCGCCGGTTGACGGCACTCAGCGGTTCTTCATCCGTAAGCATCTCGTCCCAGCCGCCTTGGCGGATCCAGTAGTAGACGATGCGGATGTTAGGCAGCTTCAAATGCGCCTGAATTTCCTTCACCGAACAGCGGCGCAGGTAAAGGCGTTTTGCGGCTTCTTTTACTTCGGTCGGGTAGTTCATGGGCCGCAGTCTATGCGGCGAAAACGCCGGAAACGCGGGGTTAAATCCCATCATTCGCCTATATCCGGAAAATAGGAGAACGCCGAAAACCAACCGTTTGTTTGGGGCAAATCGGCTCCCTATCGTGGCGGCTCATTCAACGATTGAGCGCAGTCACTCACCATGCCCCGTTCCCTTGTCTCCTACTGGAAACGTGTTGCCACGAGCGGCCCGACCGTCGATGGCCGCGAGATTCTGCCCCAGGAACTGCGCGATATCGCCGAGACCTACACGCCTGCCAAATACACGGCGGTGATCTGGTGCGACCACGAACGCTGGCCAGGTTCCCACGGCACCGTTTTTGCCGTGCGTTTGGTTGAAGAGGGCGAGGATCTGGAGCCTGACCAAATCGCGCTGGAAGCTCAGCTGAAACCGAACGATCGCCTTCTGTACCTCAACGACCAAGGCCAGAAGCTGTTCAGCAGCATTGAAATCACCCCGAATTTCGCCGGCAGCGGAAAGGCCTATCTGACTGGCCTGGCGGTGACTGATTCGCCGGCGAGCCTCGGCACGCAAGAGCTGTATTTCTCCAATCGCACCAGCCGCGCCGCGTACTACGCCGCCTCGCAAGAACTCGGCCCCCTGCGTGAAACCGAGCCGCAGGGCGAGATCGGGCGCCTGGCCGCCATGTTTACCCGCCTGTTCCAGCGTTTCGGCATTGAAGACACGCCCACCGAAACCACTCCGCAAACCCCAACCGAGAGCAAACCCCCAATGGATGAAGCTACCGCAACGGCCTTGAAAGCCCTGCTGGCCCAGCTGCTGGTCGTCGCTGCCGGCATTCAGGCTGTGATCGAGCCTGCCGCCGAAGACGCACCGGAACCCGATCAAGCCCCGATCGATGACGTCAGCACGGCTGTCGACGAGATCGTCACCACGGCCGAGGAACAGCGCGAATTCAAGCGCAACGGCGGCGGCAACAAGGCAGTGCTTGCAGCGCTGACCAGCCTGCAGAAGCAGTTCACTGCGCTTCAGAACACCTCCACCGGACGTCAGTTGCCGCGCAATTCCGGCCCGACTGACAAATCCAAAGCGCGGGTGCTCTGACCATGGCTGCTCATTCCCTGAGCGCCTATGGCGCGAAAATGTACGCCGAGCTGCAGCTTGCCCTCGCCGAAACCTACGGCGTCGACCTGGCCAGCAAACAGTTCAGCGTGGAACCGTCGGTAGCCCAAGAGCTTAACGACGCCATCACGGCAAAATCGGACTTCCTCTCGCGTATCAACGTCATCGGCGTGAGCGAGATCAAGGGTCAAAAGGTTTTCCTGGGCGTATCCGGCCCGGTGACTGGTCGCACCAACACCAAGACCACCGACCGCGAAGCAAAAGATGCGTCCGCGCTCGATGACAGCACCTACGAACTGTCATCGACCGAATCGGACGTGGGCCTGCCTTACGCGAAGATCGATGCCTGGGCCAAATTCCCGGACTTCCACAAGCGCTATTCCGATGCAGTGCAGAAGCAAATCGCCCTGGATCGCATCATGGTCGGTTTCCACGGCACCCACGCGGCAGCGCAGACCGACATCGGCGCCTACCCGATGCTGCAGGACGTGAACAAAGGCTGGCTGCAGCAACTGCGCGAACAGGCGCCGCAGCAGGTACTCAAGGAAGGCAAGACGCCTGGCAAGGTCACCATGGGGCCGGGTGGTGATTACGAAAACCTCGACGCCCTGGTGCATGACACCAAGCAAATGGTGGACGAGCGTCTGCGCGATGGCGGCGACCTAGTGGCGATCATCGGTTCCGACCTGTTGGCCGCTGACAAGGCCAAGCTGTACGCCAAACAGGGCGACACCCCGACCGAGAAAGAACGCATCGAGGACGCCCAGGTGATCGCCACCTACGGCGGTCTGCCGAGCTTTAGCGTGCCGTTCTTCCCGGTCAACGGCGTGCTGGTCACCAGTTGGGACAACCTGTCGATTTACTTCCAGGACTCCAGCTGGCGCAAGCAAACCGTGGACAACCCGAAACGTTCCCGCGTCGAGGATTACAACAGCCGCAACGAGGGCTACGTGATCGAGCAGCTGGAAAAGATCGCGCTGACCGAAAACGTGGAGCTGGTGAAGTGAGCCTGGCTCTTGCCCACAAGCGCCGCACTTTGGCGCAGGGAACCGCTGCAGTGATCGCTGCTGCAGCGGCACCGCTGGCGTATTCGCCGGCGGAAGCCCTGAGCAGTCCGGCCAATGCCAAAAAGCACCTGCTCCTGCAGGAGGCGGCAATGGCGCAAGACCTGGAACGCCTGAGCGCGATCAAGGGACTGGCCGGACGGCAGGCACTCAAGCGTGAGGAACTGTTGCCCAAGTACCAGGACTTCATCCAGCGCTACATGGATTCGGGCCTGGTGATGCCGAACCCCGTCCTGGTGCAGGTGATGGTCTGGCTGTTCGACACCGAGCAGTTCGAAGACGGTCTGGAACTGGCGGACTTCGCGATCGAGCAGGGCCAGGAAATGCCGGAGCGCTTTAAGCGCAACGTGCAGACGTTCGTCGCTGACGCGGTGATCGACTGGGCTTTCCGTGAATACAACGCGGAGCGCAGTCCGGAGCCGTATCTGACCAACCTTCTGCCGCGTGTCGACGGTGAATGGGATCTGCCCGAACAAATCCCGAGCAAGTTCCACAAGCTGATCGGCATGCGCGCCATGGAGGCTGAACAGTGGGAAACCGCGCTCGAGCACTTGGAGCGCTCCACCGTGCTGTACGCGAAAGCCGGCAACGAAACGCGCATTGCGAAGTGCCGCAAAGCGATCGCCAAACAAACACCCGCCGTCACCGGCGCCCAATAACCGACTACCCCCCCCCAGCGGGGAACTGTGGACGTGTGTCTGCCATTCATGGACAGCCCCACGAAAAACAGTTTCCCCGCCCTAATTCGAGCGGTCAGCAATGAGCTTTTCCGGGAAACCCACCACTGTTGTGGAACAGGCGATCGAGAACGACGGCTTTTGGCCGAACCTCTCCGTGGCCGAGTTTCAGAAGGGCTATCGCCTGCCGGCGGAGTTCCTGGGCGACCTGCTGACCGACGCTTTGTTTATCGCGATGGCCGAGGTCAATACCGACCTGGCCAAGCTCAAAACCAGTTGGCTGGCAGCGGGCATCGTCGCCGTGGAAACAGCCGATCCGATGCTGCTGCCTGAGCGTGCATTCAAAGCCAAGCTGTACAAGCGCGCCGTGTATTGCCGCGCCAAGGCCAGCGCCCTGCAGCAGTTCGCCACCGTGACCCGCCGCGAGAGCGCCGAGAACACCGGCAAGGAAGCGCCGGAGCGTGAAGACACGTTTCTGGCATTCAGTCAGCAGGCTGTGCGCGCCCTGCAGGGCCGTGGCCGCATCACGGCGAAATTGCTATGACCAAGCTGCAGGCGTTGACCGCCTACCTGCTGGAGCGCCGCCTGGTCGAGCCTGAACAGCTCGACAGCTGGACGGAGCGGGTCAAGCTGTCGCTGATCTGGAAACCCGACGTCGACGGCATGCACTTTGCCGATATGCACTATCGCGCCGTGATCGTCCTGGAGCGATTCGCGGCCCATCCCGCCCGCATGATGGCCCTGGTGGGCAGTTGGCTGGAGAACTACGACGCCGATCGCGACCACCATGAACTGCCGGCGCCGGAATTCGCTGTCGAGCCCCTGGACAGCGATCTGTTCGACGTGGAAGTCACGCTGGAATTCGTCGAACCGCAGTATCTCTCCGAAGAACCGGACGGCGAGATCCATGCCTTCGGCAAGACGTGGGCGTTCATTCCGTTTGACCTGTGGGTCGCTGAGCGCGGCGAGGTGGCCACCAGTGGCGGGGCGTAGCACGTTCGAACTCGACGTCCGGGGGCGCTTGGGCGTGCGTGAGCAACTGGCCTTGCTGGCTTTGCCGCCACAACTGCGCCGGCGTTTGCTGAACCAGGTGACCAAGCGCGTGCTGACGATGAGCCGCAAGCGTCAGCGCGCCCAGCAGAACGTGGACGGTTCGGCGTTCGCCCCGCGCCAGGGCGAGAGCAAGGGCAAAAAGAAGATGGAAGCCGGCCTGGCCAAGCTGATGGTGGTCACCCGCGTGACCGCTGATGAAGCGGAATTGGGCTGGAAAAACGCCCTGACCCGATGGGTCGCCGCCCAGCAGCACTACGGCGTCAGCGAGCGCCGCACCGCCGCGCAGATGCGCCGCTGGAACAAAACCCCACCTGGCCTGGCTGCGACCGAGAAACAAGCCAAGCGCTTGCGTCGGTTGGGTTTTCGCGTGCGCCAGGCCGGCAAAAAGAGTCTGACCAGGCCGTCCGTGGCGTGGATTCAAGAACATGTGAATTACGCCAAGGCGGGTCTGTTGATCCGCATCCTGGACGACCAGCGCAGCGAGTCGTCGGGCGCGCAGAGCTGGGAAATCACGCTCCCGAAACGCCAGTTCATCGGCGCCGAAACCGAACGCGACACCGACCTGCTGATTCGCCAGGTGTTGCAACAAATCCTAACTTCACCCCGCTAACGAGGCACTGCATGGCACTCGGTCAAGTCACCGTCGACAATCTCAACCTGGGCCAGGGGCCTGTGAGCGAGATTGAGCGTTACTTTCTTTTCATTGGCCCCGCCGGCAAGAACGTCGGACAGATCCTGCCGCTGAACATGGACAGCGATCTGGACGCCGAACTGGGCGTTCCAGCCAGCGATCTGAAAGCTCAAATCACCGCCGCCCAGCTCAATGGTGGCCAGCGCTGGGCGTGCGTGGCGGCTCCGATCGCCGCCGAGGGCGATTGGGCTAGCGCATTGGAAAAGGCCCAACAACAGGGCTACTCCGTCGAAGCCGTGGTGATTACCAAGCCGGTAACCGCTGCCGCTGAACTGTCGGCCATGCATGACGCGGCGATCGCACTGAACAACACCTACGGGCGCCGCGTGTTTGTTATGGCCTCCGTGCCTGGCATCACTGCCGAACAGACCTGGGCGCAATACGTCAGCGAGCGCAAAGGGCTGCTGGCCAATCTGGCGGCGCCGCGTGTGCTGGTCGTGCCGCAATTGCATGGCAATGACCTGGGCGTGCTGGCCGGTCGCTTGGCAAACGCTTCTGTGAGCATCGCTGACAGCCCGATGCGCGTGGCCACCGGTGCCGTGCTGGGCCTCGGCCCTGTTCCGATCGATGGCGACAAAGTCCCGCTGACCTCGGCTGTGCGCAGCGAGCTGGATCGGGCGCGCTACTCGGTTTCGCAGACCTATCCGGATTACCCAGGCGTGTACTGGGGCGACGGCAACATGCTGGACACCCCCGGCAGTGACTTTCAGGTCGTGGAATACCTGCGAATCACCGACAAGGCCGCTCGCCAGATCCGCCCGCTGCTGATTCGCCGCGTTGCCGATCGCCGCTTGAACAACACCCCCAACAGCATGGCCGTCAACACCAACCAGTTGATGGCGCCACTGCGCGCCATGGCCAAGTCCACCACGTTCGCGGGTCAAGTGTTCCCGGGTGACATTGAGCCGCCGAAGGACGGCGATCTGGTGCTGACCTGGGAGACGAAAACCAAGGTCGCGGCCTACATCAAGCTCAAGCCCCACAACTGCCCGAAAGACCTGACCGCGAATATCGCGTTGGATCTTTCCACCGACAAACAGGAGTAACGCCCCATGGCGAAGATTGGCGGCAAGAATTTTGATGTGAGCCTGGGCGATATCGCGCTGCACGTCGAAAGCTGCACTTTGGATATCACCGATAACTCTGCAGTGGCCCAAACCCGGGGCGTGCCGGACGGCACCGTGGACGGTGACGTGGCCGCTGCAGGCGAATTCGAGCTGGATACCACCAACTTCAATCTGCTGATCGACGCGGCGCGATCGGCGGGCAGCTTCCGAGGCCTCAAACCCTTCGACGCGGTGTTCTTCGCCAAGGCCGGCGAAGACGAGGAACTGCGGGTGGAAGCGTTCGGCTGCAAGGTGAAGCTGTCCAGCCTGCTGGCGATTGACCCGAAGGGCGGCGAGAAGTCCAAACACAAGGTTCCGTTCGACGTGACCAGCCCTGATTTCATCCACATCAACGGCGTGCCGTACCTGGCTGCGACTGAGATTGAGGGGCTGCGCTGATGGTGGACTGGTTCGACCGCGCCCAGGAGCTGGAGCAACGCCAACGTGACCAGGCGATCAAGGCCCAGCTGAGCAAGGCTGTGCCGGTCGGGCCGAGCCTGACCCATTGCCAGGACTGCGACAAACCAATCCCGCCGGCGCGCCAGGCGCACGGCGGCATAACCCGGTGCGTCCCGTGCCAGACGGACGTCGAGAAGAGTACACGCCGATGACCACTGACGCCTTGCGCCTCGGAGCGCTGGAACAGAAATTCGCTGTCTTCGAACACCGGCTGGGCGAGCTGGAAGACCGCCACGAAACCGTCCCGACCCGTGTCACGAAGCTGGAGCAGGGTTTCGAACACATGGCGGGCCAGCTGTCGGAACTCAACGCCGGCCAGCAGACGCTGACCGTTGCGGTGAATGACATTGGCGCCAAAGTTGGCCGCTTGCTGACCATCCTGACGCTGGTTGGAGCCGTACTGCAGATGGTCGTGCCGGCACTGTTGCGCGTGTGGTTCCAATGAGCCTGCGCGGCAGGATCATGGCCGGCGTGATCGCGCTGGCCAGCACGCCGCTGGTGATCTTCCTAGGCACTTGGGAAGGCAACGGCCAGAACACCGCTTACGCGGACAAGCTCGCCGGCGGACTGCCCACGGTTTGCAAAGGCATCACCCGGTTCACGAGCCCGTACCCGGTCGTCGTCGGCGACTACTGGTCGCCCGCCAAGTGCGCCGAGGTGGAGCAGCTGGTGATCCGCAAAACGCAGCTGCAGCTGGCCGAGTGCATCACGAACCCGAACGTGGGCCAGAACACGTTCGACGCGCTGACCAGTCACGGCCACAACTTCGGCGTGACCAGCACCTGCGCCAGTCGAGCGGTCGCGCTTATCAACGCCGGTCGCATCGCCGAGGGCTGCAAAGCGCTGGCTTGGGCGCCGGACGGCAAGACGCCGGTGTGGGCCTATGTGACTGACGCCAAGGGCCAGAAGCGCTTTGTGCCGGGTCTGCACAACCGCAGGCTGGCCGAATCCCGGCTGTGTGCGGAGGGCTATTGATGCTGCGCGAAGCCTTATTCCTGGTCGTGCTGTGCCTGGTCGCCTGGATCGGTTTCGACGTACTCGAAGGTCAGCGCGACGAAGCCAGACGCGAGCGCGACAGCGCGAAATGGGAGGCCAGCGGCCTGCGGGAAGCGGCACGCATCAGCGGCGAAATGCTCGCCGAACGGGACGCGATCGACCAACGAAACACCAAGGAATTGACCGATGCACGCACTGAAAACGAACGCCTGCGCCGCGCTGTTGACGATGGCACTGGCCGGCTGTACGTCAGCGCCACCTGTCCCGCCTCCGGATCTGTGTCCGCCACCGCCGGCACCGCCCGCGTGGCTAATGCAGGCCGCGCCGAACTCTCAGCAGACGCTCGACCGGATTATTTCACCCTCCGAGATCAACTCGCCCAAAGCCGGCAAATGATCGTCGGACTGCAGCAATACGTCCGTGGCGTGTGCCAGCGATCGCCCGCGCACCAGGACACCACTTTTCCCAATCTCAAAAAGAGCGATACCCCATGAGCCAACAAAACACCGAAATCACCCTGGAAGTCGGCGAAAGCGAATTCACCTTCAACCTGACACCGGCGGACGTGACCAAGTACTTCAACGCCCTGACCCAAACCAACAAGGTCGCCCCGGGCAACAACCTGTTGATGACCACTGTCAAGCAAGAGGAAAAGGCCACGCTGAAACCGCTGCTGGCCAACCCGGTGATGGTGATGCAGTTGGCCGGCGCGTTGCTGGAGGAATACGCGCCCAACGTTGAGGTGATCGTAAAAAAGCGCTCGAGCACGCTGAGCGCCTGAGCGAAAACGGCCTGGGCCAACTGATGGCCCTGACGAACCGCTGGCTACCTGGTGTCGAACCCACGCCCGAGGCGATGGGGACGGCCAAGTGGCTGGAGGACGAACACTGGAGACGCATGGAATTTGCCGTGGCTAACGGCATTGCCCTTGCGCTGAACGGGTAACGACATTGGCAGACCGTAGCGCCAGCCTGGCTTTCATTCTCAGCTTGCAGGACAAGGTCACCGCGCCCCTGGGCAAGGTGAAAATGGGCTTTTCCGAGCTTGCCGATCAAAGTGAAAAGCACATCAAGACGATCGGCCTGGGCCTCGGTGGGCGGACGGCGGGCGTGGACGCGATTCGCGAATCCATGGAACCGGCGCTGGAAGTCAATCGCGCCCTGGGCGATGTCCGATCGCTGGGCGTGGCTGAGGACGCGCTGTCTGCGCTCAATGCCAAGTCGCTGGAGTTCGCCGTGAACTACGGGGAGAACGCCAAGGACTTTGTAGCGTCCGCCTACCTGATCGAGGGCGCCATCAAAGGCCTGGCCGGTAACCAGCTGGCGACCTTCACCAACACCAGCAACCTGCTGGCCAAGGCCACCAAGACCGACGCCGAAACCATGGGCGAATACGTCGGCACGCTCTACAACCTGCAGAAGTCCCAAGCCGATGCGATGGGGAAGGGCGCGTGGGTGGAAAAGCTCGGCGGCCAGACGGCGCTGGCTGTGCAACTGTTCCGCACCAGCGGCGCAGCCATGAAAGACGCCTTCAAGGAAGCCGGGGCGATCGCCACGACTTCCGGCGTCGACCTGGCTGAACAGATGGCGGTGATCGGCACGCTGAGCAGCACCATGGAGGGCGGCGACGCCGGCGGACGCTACAAGGCGTTTTTCGAGAACATCGGCGCCGCCTCCGAAAAGCTCGGCATGAAGTTCACCGACCAGCAGGGCAAGGTGCTGCCGATGATGACCATCCTGGACAAGCTCCAGGGCAAGTTCGGCGACCTCACCAGCGCGTCGGCGGGTGCCAAGCTGATGGAGGCCTTCGGCGGCGAAGGCGCCCAGGTGATCGGCGCGCTGGCCAAGGACACCGATCGGCTGCGCAACGGCATCGAGCAGCTGGGCAAGGTGCGCGGGTTGGAGAACGCCGAGCAGATGGCCCGGGCGATGGTTGACCCGTGGCAACAGTGGGCTTCCCTGGTCGAAGTCATGCGAGTGGTGTTCGGTCAGGTGCTGATCCCGGTGCTGTCGCCGTTCATGGCCAAGATGGTGGACATCGGTAAAACCCTGGTGCGCTGGTCGCAGCTGTTCCCGAACATCACCCGCGTGATCGGCATCACTGCGCTGACGATCATGGGCATCGTCGCCGCGATGTCGGCGCTGACCATGGTGGTGGGCATTGCCCGCATGACCTGGTTGGGAATGCTGACCGTCTGGAAAGTCTTCCAACTGATGGGGCTGCGCACCGTCGCGGTGTTCATCCTGCAGAAGCTGGCGATCCTGGCTTACGTCGCCGTGATTTACACGCTGAGCGCCGGCCTGGCGCTGATTCGCGGCGCCATGATGCTGTGGCAGGGCGCGATCTGGCTGGTCAACGCGGCGCTGCTGGCCAACCCGGTGGTGTGGATAGTGGTCGGGATCGTCGCCCTGGTGGCGGTCATTGTGGCGGCGGTCTACTTCTGGAAGGAGTGGACGAGCGCCCTGATGAACACGGCCGCGTTTCAGTTCGTCGCCGACAAGCTCCAGAAACTATCCGACTGGTTTAACTCCATGGGCGGCTGGTCGGGCATGGCCAAGGCCGCGTGGGACAGCATCGTCGGCATTTTCACCAAGGCCGTTAACGGCGTGATCGAGCTGCTGAACAGCATCCCGGGCGTGAATATCGAAGCGCGCTTTGGCGGTATGCCCGAGGTGCCAGGCGTCGACGCCGCTGCCAGCGCTTCCGACACCGCCAACGCTGCGCAGAAAGCCCAACAGACCATCAATGCGGCCATTCCAAGCCTGTCGCCGGCGCGCCCGTCGGCGGTGCCGCCGGGTGGCCTGCTGACCAGCATCCAGAACAACAACAGCAGCCAGAACAAGGGCACGCATGTGGAGAACGTGAACATTCACACCGGCAAGCAGATGACGCCGCTGGAGATGGAAAACATGGTTGCGATGGCGGTAGGCGGATGAGCGAGTACGTGGATCTGCTCATCGTCGACAACGACCTGGCGCTGGATCTGTCGCACCAGCCGTTGCTGGTCGACGACCGTGCCTGTATCGCCCAGGACATCGCCCACATGATCCGCGACAGCGGGCTGTTGGTGACGCTGGTGGCCGAACGCGATCGCCTGCGTCAGCGCGACTGCATCCAGCAGATGGAACTGCTGGTTGAAGAGGACGTGCGCCTGGTGCCGGGAACGGCGCGTATCACCGAGCAGGCGCCAGGTGTGTACCTGGTGACCGCCAAAACCATCAAATTCGGATCGATCGAGGTAAGTCTGTGAACGTCGATTTCAAAAAGGTGATCGCCGATACCGGCATTCCGACCACCGAGGCGGGGCTAAAGGCGGCATGGGAAAAAGAGGTTGAAGCCCAGGGCGCGAAAGTCGCCAACACCAGCAGCTATTCCCCATTCTGGCGAGTGATGACCGCACTGGTGACCAAGCCGGTTTTGTGGCTGCTGGATTTCCTGTGCCTGACCGTGCTGCCCAACTTCTTTGTGAAAACGGCGGTCGACGCCTGGCTGGACACGCTGGCATGGGCGGTCAACGTCGAGCGCAAGGGCGCGACCAAGGCAAAGGGCAAATTGCTGTTTACCCGGGCCATTCCGGACGGCGTGATGGAGTTGGAAAAGGGCATCGTGGTGCAGTCTGCCGCGATCAATGGCAACGTCTACAAACTTGTTACGACGGCGCCGGCGACGTTCCAGCAGGGCCAGCTGCAGCTGGACGTTCCCGTGGAGGCAGTCGAGGCCGGTAGTGGTTTCAACCTGGCGCCGGGGTACTACGCGATCCTGCCGGTTCCGATTCCCGGCATCGTGCAGGTGGTGAACAAAGACGGCTGGCTGGAGTCCCCAGGGGCCGATCCGGAACCGAACGACCAGTTGCGCCTGCGAGTGCGCAACCAGTTCTCGGCGGTCAATCAGTGGCACACCGACGCGGTGTATCGCGCCATGATTTCCGCCTTCCCGGGCGTGCGTCCGGATGGCGTGTACTTCGAACACGGCGCGCCCCGTGGCCCAGGTAGCGCGAACGCCTATGTGCTGTTTGATGCCGGTGTGCCGGCGGCGACTTATTTGGCTCAAATCAACGCCCATATCCGCGACCAGGGCAACCATGGGCACGGTGATGATCTGCTGGCCATGGTCATGCCAGAAACGCTGGTCAGCATTGCGGTGACCGTCTGGCCGTTCGCGAACCACACACCGGAACAGGTCTCCAGCTTGAAACAGGAGATCGAATTGTTCATCCGTGCGGCCTTTCGTGAGAGCACGCCCCGGGACTATCAGCCAACGCTGACCTATCCGCAGTCGCGATTCAGTACCAGCCGATTGACGGAAGAGTTGCACAAGCAGTTTCCCGGCATTGAGGCGGTCAAATTCACCCCCGTCGCTGACATCGTTAGCGGCCTGTCGATCCCGCGCCTGCAGAGCCTGACGGTGGTGATGAAGTGATAAAGCTCAAATTGCCGTTCTGGCTCGGCGGCACCGAGCTGACAAAGCTGGTTGCGGCCGCACAGTCCTGGTGGGAAACCGTTGCGGGTTGGTTGCGCTGGCCTTATCTGCAGATCGACCCCGACACCTGCCACCTGAGCATTCTTGAATTGTGGGCCTGGCAACGCGACGTGACTCGCTTCACCGGTGAGCCGGAAGCCCTGTTCCGGCTGCGTGTGAAGTACGCCTTTGTGAACTCCGTGGACGCCGGCAGTACCGCCGGCATGAAGCGCATTTTCGAGCGCCTGGGCGTGGGCTACGTCGAGATCGAAGAGCGGCAGCCTGGGCGTGACTGGGACGTGGTGCTGCTCAAGTTCAGCAATGCGCAACTGTCACTTAATCCGGAGTTGTTGCGGGTGCTGATCCAGCAATACGGGCGCACCTGCCGGCGTTATGACTTCGTGACCATTACCCCTGTGGGGCTGCAAATCGCCCTTTTCGACTTCAACAACGACCAGCAAACGCTGGTCGCCAGCCTGTAGGAGCGCACTGTGAGCGCCAGTATTACTTTGGCCGGCGAAGGCCAGATTGCCCTGAAGCAAAGCCAGAAAAAACCGCTGATTATCAGCAAGTTCATCTTTGCCAACGTACCAGGCTTGAAGCCTGAGACCCCGGTGAATCGTGCTGCTGGCAAGCCGCCGGCGGGACAGATTGTTCATGTCTACGACATCCCCGAGGAAAACCGAGGATTCGTCAATCCGAACCAGATCGTGTACAGCGCCCAAATCGGCTCGGACATCGGCGACTGGGACTTCAACTATGTCGGTCTTGAAGATGCGGATGGCTTGCTGTTTGCCGTCTCATACGTCCCACTGCAGCAGAAGCGCAGGAACATCCCACCGTTGCAGATCGGCAACAACCTCACCCGCAATTTCCTGGTGGCGTTTGATGGTGCGATGCAGCTTACCGGCGTGAAGATCGATGCCAGCACCTGGCAGCACGACTTTACCGTGCGCCTGGCCGGTATCGATGAGCGCGAGCGCCTGAGTAATCGCAACCTGTACGGACGTGCGTTCTTTTTCAGCAACTCGCTGATCTTCGAAAAGGTGGATTCGGGTTATCAGATCAATGGCGGCACTGCCTTTGTCGAAGGCATCCGCGTGGCGATCGCCAAATCCGAAGCCGTCACCGGTGTGATTCCGGTAGGCAAAATCTGGCTGGACGTGTGGCTGGAGCGTCGGTTGAGCGATCGGGTGGCCGCTTGGAAAGTGGTGTTCGGCGAGCAGGCCGATTACACCGATGCCGCCGGCGTACGCCACTACTGCGTGCCGCTGGCTGACTTCATTTCATCCAGCAACATCGTGGACTTGCGGGACGCCGAGCCAGTTGGTGGCGCATTGGTTAAATATTTCGCGTCGCGCACCGGCGACTATCCGCTGCTCCGTGCCCGGGGCACGACCAAGGAAGACGTGAAACTGGGCAACCTGCCCAACGCCAAGAGCGATGACCCCGCGACCAACAGCAGCGAGATTCTTGCCACCACCGCCGCGCTGAACAAGTCACAGCAACAGATGGCAGAGACCATGACGGGAATGGTCAGCCCGTTCGCGATGTTTGCGGCACCGGTCGGTTGGCTGAAGTGCAACGGGGCTGCGGTTTCGCGTACCACTTACAAAAATCTGTTCGCCCGCATCAATACCTATTACGGCGAGGGTGACGGCACAACCACCTTCAACTTGCCTGATTTGCGCGGGCTGTTTCTGCGTGGTTATGACGATGGGCGGGGGCTGGATCCCAATCGTGCGTTTGGCGTTTTTCAAGACATGATGATCCATTCTCACGCGCATACGGCGTCGGCTGCGGCGGTTGGCGACCATATCCACGCTGCTTGGACAGACGCCCAGGGCCTCCATGCCCACCGAGCGTGGACAGACGTCCAGGGCGGGCACAGTCACTCCGCCCCAGGCTCGCCCGGTATTGGTCAAGGCTCTGGAGGAATCAACTCCGTTCAACAGGCCGGCGGTGCTCACGAAACGTCGTTGGCAGGCGCTCACCAGCACGGCGTCGGAATGGATGGCGCTGGTAGTCACGCGCACAACGTCGGTGTTGGCGCCGGCGGCGCACACACCCACGGCGTGACCGTGGCCGCCGCCGGTGGTACTGAGACCCGGCCGAAGAACATGGCCTTACTTTTCTGCATCAAGTATTGAGATCGAGCATGACTGAAAAACTCGTCTATCAGACCAACCATCTGGGCATCTTTGTCGGTGCGGTGCAGGCCGAAGAGTCGCCGCTGGAGCCGGGCGTTTATCTGATCCCCGGCGGTTGCGTAGAAACAGCGCCGCCGGCGATTCCGGAACATAAAGCTGCCTGGTGGAATGGCACTGACTGGCAACTGGTGGACTTCTTCGGCGGCGTCGTGGTGTACAGCACCGAGACCGGCGAGCCGCGAACTCTGGAAGGCTTCGAACCGGTGCCGGCAGGCTTCACCATGAAAAAGCCCGGGCCGAACCAGATCTGGAAGAACGGCGAATGGGTTGACGACATCGATGCCGTGCTGACCGCACTTCGGGACAAAAAACTGCAGGCGATCGCCACCGACTGCGCGGCGTACATCGCCGGCGGATTCAACTCTAGCGCCTTGGGCGAGGTGTACCGCTACAGCAGTGCGATCGAAGACCAGGTGAACCTGAACGGTCAGGTGCTGCTAGGGATGGATGACGCCTATCCGTGCTACGACGCTGATCAGGTGCTGGCCTTCAGACCGCACACGATTGCCCAACTGCAGAAGGTCAGTCATGACCTGGTGCGGTTTCGGCAGGCGGCGCAGCAACAGGCCGAGACGCTACGTCAGGCAGTGGCCAGCGCGCTGAAAGACAAAGACCTCAAGGCGATGAAAGCCATCACCTGGACGCCGCCGGCATGACCTGGGCACCGGTGACGATGCGCTGGCCGGAGCAGGCCACGCAGTGGATGGGCGGGCTGTCCGCTGCCAAGGATCTGGCCACCCGCGAGCTGACCAGCACCGCGCAACGGCTGGCCGGTTTGAGCGGCTTGGCCAACACCAACCCGGGGCCGGTAGGCGGTGCCGCGAAAGGCGCCATTGAAGCCGGTCGGGCGGCGCTGGCTGAACAGTTGGGCCAAGTGCCGGCGTGCCTGGTGGTGACGCCATTCCAGAGCGGCATCGGCCAGGGTGCGGGCTACCAGCGTTTCCTGTCGGCGCCGAACGTCCTGGAACACCTGGCAAGAAAGTTGGAAGACGCGACCGACTCCGGGCGTCCAGCGGGGCCGCAATACGCGCTGTCGATTCTGTTCCTGGGCACGCGCCTGGAACAGTTGGCCAGCGGCCTGTCGCGGTTCAACGCCTTGATGCCGATCCCTGACCTAGTGCGAACAGAACGCCGCGCCCAGCACCTGGCGAAACTGGAAAACGAAAAGTGGGAGATCCCCGGCGCCGGCCCGTTGCCGCGCTGGCAAGCGTTGCCACTGGAACGCTGCACGGTGGTCAAGGCCGCCAAGCAATCCATGGCGGGCCAACTGGCCGTGCTAGAGGGCTACGCCGCCGACAGTTCACCGCTGGGCGATCTGGCCGCACTGTCCGCCCGCAAGACTGCCCAGCAGCAGGGGCGCGATCAGCAACTGGCTGACTTGAAAAACCTGCTGGCTGGGGACAACCCCGACGTCAGCATACGGGCGCGCCTGATTGGCCCCGGCAACTCCAGCGAGCTGCGTCAGGCGCTGCTGAGCGGCGACGCACCGGGGCATGAGTGGGTGCAGTGCGCGGGAATGCTGCTGGTCGGCACCAAGGAAGGTCTGAGTTTTGTACAGGAGCTGGTGGGCCTATGACGCTGTTACTCGACGGGCAAAAAGTCCAGGGGAAAAACCTAAAGGTCACCGGCAATCTGCGCATCGAAAGCGGCGACATGTCCGGGCAGACCAGCAACACCGACAAAGCGCACAAGGGGTTCAAGCCCAAGACGCTGGCCGTGTCGCTGATGATCCCCTTTGTTGATCGGGTGCAGTTGACTGACCTGATGCGCATGGCCGAAGCCACGGCGAGCGGCGGGGAGTTGCATCTGTACCGCGTCGTGAACGATACCGCCGAGGCGTTCGGCGTGCGCCAGGTGGAGTTCTCCGAAGGCGTCAGCGCCCGGGAGGCGGACAACCTGAAAGCCTGGCTGGTGCAATTCACCCTCAGCGAGCGCGAATCGAACCCGGAAAAGGTCGAAGGTCGACGCGCCGGCAACAAGGTCGACGCCCAGGGCGCCCCTGGCAGCGCGGTGGGCGAAGGTGGGGGCGGCTCAGGTTCGAGCGACAACCCGGAACTGAGCGGCTTTGAAAAGGTGCTGGGCCGCGTGGATAAGTGGCTGGGGAGTGAGCAGACGTGAAACTGCACAAGGTTCTGTCGATCAATGGCGCGCCTGTTCGCTTGGTCAACGAAGACGTTCGGCTGGACGCCACCAGTCCAGGGCGGGCGAACTTCACCGTTCAGTCTGCTGAGCCGCTGAAAGGGTTGGTGACGCTGGATATCGGCTACAACGACCGCACGCTTCAGCGCCACTTCATCGGCTACGTCGAGCGTTGCACCGCCGCCAATGCCAAAGAGCAGGTGCTGTTCTGCCGTGAGCTGGCTGCTGTGCTGGCCAACCCGTTGCCGTTGAACCTGCGTCATGTCGATCTGCGCGCTGTGCTGGCTGCCATCAGCGAGCAGACGGGCCTGCGCTTTCGCGTTCCCGATCGGCCATACGCCGGTGTGAAGGCACCGTACTTCTACAGCCTTGCTGCCGGATACCAGGCCATGGACAGCCTGGCCCGAGTGTTCAGTATTCCCGACTTTACCTGGCACCAGCTGGGCAACGGCGAAGTGTTCGCCGGCAGTTGGGCCGACAGTTTTTTTGGCGCCCGGGCGGCGCTGCAGATCCCCACGGAGCTGTTCGACGGCTACCAGGGCAACCAGAGCGCAATGGTGGCGGCCCTTCCTGGCCTGCGACCGGGTGCAACGATCAACAACGGTGAGCGCATTACCAGCGTGGCGCTCGCTAATGACCAGATGGCCATCCGATGGAAGACGCAATCCGCCGCGCTGTAGAGCGCCAGTTCCCCGAACTCACCGGTGGTTACCACCTGCCACGCTTCGCCCGCGTCATCGCCGTGGCCGATGCGCCGGCGGACGCTGGGATCTGCGACGACTTCCGTCCGCGCTACGCGGTCGATATTGAAGTCCTGGGCGCCGATGACGAGCCAGATCCGGCCATCCCGACGCTTACCGGTGTTCCGCTTCCGCTGCCTACGGGGGGCGAGGACATGGGCATTTATGCCTTTCCGGAGGAGGGCACGCGCGTTGTGGTGTGCTTCGCCTACGGCTTGCCGAACAAGCCCTACATTCAATCAATCTTGCCTCACGGGCTGAGCATGCCGAGGGTGCCGAAGGGTGACCAGGTGTGGCAGCACAGCGGCACGGCACAGCAGCGCGTCGACGCGGACGGCAACTGGTTACGCCAGACCGATGGCAAGATCCGGGATCAAGCGATAGAGCGCGAAGTAGAGGCCCTGGACAACCGCGAGCAGTTCCAGAGCCACACGCGGGCCGTCGATGACCACTCGACCGAGTCTGTCGGTGGTGTGAAGACGATCGAGGCGCTGGGCGCGCTCAAGCTGCTGTCGGGCGGTTCCGCGAGTCTGGCAGCGGTGGATGATCTACACCAAGCGACAGGCCGAGACTTGAATCTGGTCGTGGGGCAGAAGTACAACGCCACGGTGGGTGGCGATATGCATGAACGTATTGAGGGCTTGCGCCGAAGCTTGGCCGGCGAAGGGCAGCGCCTGGAAGCGCCGAAGAATTGGATCGGATCCGAGGGTGTGAACCTGTTTAAGATCGTGTGCGACATACTTGATTTGCTGCAAGAGATGAATATGCAGCTTGCAGTGCACACACATGGTCCGACACCCCCGCCCGGTAACGCAACTACGTTCATCACTGCAGCTGCATCGACAGATCGACTAGGAGTCAGGTTAAAGGCCGTAACTCTATGAGCTTAGGGCGAAATCGGGTGCCACCCCGCGTCCAAATGAACTGCAAGAGCAATTCACTGGACTAGCGAGACTTAGGGACGGGCTAAGGTTTTTCTGAGTCAGCAGATGCCTCTACTTTAGATCGCGCTTCCGCTTCTTGCTCGTTCAACTCCTTCTGACTCCTAAAGATAGAGTCAGCAAGTCTAGTGCCAGTTGATACCAGCTTAGATAAAACTCGAAGTTGCTCCTTGCACGATCTACTGTTTGTGGGCGTTGGATAGTTGATCGTGTGATCAATCTCTCCCCATATCTCTTCAAAAAGAGTTCTGACTTGGATCTCACAGTATATTGTGGAGTTTTGCTTGGGGCTTACAATGTAATGAATGCTCGTGTAATAAGTTTCCCTAGTTACTGCGCTGAGACCCAAGGACTCAAAGAATCTGCTGGCTTCAGGATCCCATGAATAAGCAACTGGAGGCTCTCTGAAAAACCAATCGCCTGCTTCTACTTGCTTAATTATGTGGGCGTGAATTTCGGGGAACTGGTCTTGATAAAGATGTAGAACTCTCACGCCTGCGAGATCGGTTACTTGCTGAAAAAGATTATCCGCTGTTATAGGGTTGTCATCTGACCATTTTCTGGAAATTTTTTCTTTTAAATGAGCGGAATCTTTTAGACGGCTTTTGATTGTGTAGATTAAAGGGTTGCCGTAACGATTTAAACTAGGCTCTAGCCTAAAAGAGTCGACAACGCCGTTTAAGAACTTTTCAAAAAAATGTTTTTCATTTTGATATGCTTCAACAGCTGCATTGATAATCGCTTCTCTAGGCATTGTGCTAGTCCAGTAGCTTAATACGAGATATCAGATCCTCACCAAAGGCTATATAGCTTCCCTTTGTTTCTTCGTACCGTTGGCTCGCCCCCCTCAAAGTATTAACGTGGTCTTCTTCGATGTTTTTGAGGGAAGGTACTTGCCACATGGGTTTGTGGTAATGCTGTGCCATCGAGGGGAAGGTGTTGTGGCTGTGCATAACAACTGTTCCACCAATAGGCTGAGCTAGAAGTTCGGCGGAAAGATGTGCGCGCAAATCATAACCGATACATTGCTCTATAGTGCTAGGGATTTGGTTGGCGTAGTTAAGATGCGCTTGGGCTAAGTCCCACTTGTTATTGTATCCACTATATTTTTTTGCATTGTAGATGGTGTATCCGAGAAAGGTTACAAATTTTTCAGGAAAGCTATGTCTTTTTTCCGTCGATATTAGTTTGTAAATTATCTCAAACTCATCTTTCCAAGAGGATAGGGCCTTGCCAATGTTTCTAATGCCGTAAAGAGAAAACAAGTCAGGAGAAGCAGGAACAAAAAAACCATCAACTGTAGAAATGATTACTTTGTTAAGTGAGCCCAGGCTTGGCGAGGTGTCAACTATGACATAGTCATAGTCGTGCTCTTTTGCATACTGCTCGGCGAGAGATCTTATTTTGGTAATGGTTCTAATTGCGAGTGGTTCGCCCCTATAGGTATCAGTCCAGCGGCTAGCAATTTTCTCTTCATAAAGGTGCAGTGTGAGCCTGCCTGGAATAATGTCTAGGTTTGGGCTGATTCTGTATGGTGGGGGGAGGTATTCCAGTTCGCCTGTACCTTCCTCGGTAGGTTTTAGTAGGTAATGCAAGCTTCGTGGAGTTGCGTTTAATACTCCAAACTGAATCGTGCCGACTCTTTCCTTCGATGACTCGAATCCTTCATCTATGAAAGAATCCTCCGCTTCCCAAATAGCGTGTACCACTTCCTGCTCTAATGAGTAGATCGTCAAGTTGCATTGAGGATCAGCATCGATCATCAGTACCTTCTTGCCGGATTCTGATAGAGCGTGAGCCAAGTGGTAAGTTAAAGTTGTCTTGCCCACTCCTCCTTTATTGTTGAAAACCGAAATAACTTTCACGCAGCCTCTCCTTGTTGGTTTTGGTATCTCAATTGCTTCGATGCAAAAAACGCTTAGCAGCTGCGCGATTTGGGTGAGAAGAACCCTCGGCCACACGGCTTCAAATACATATAGCTACAGCACCCCTTCATTCTAACGAAGCTTGGAGGCGCTCGCCAACACCGACCAAGGCAAAATGGCTATGAATCATAGACGAAATGTGAGAGCGATCCTGTAGGGAGAGATCAGGCAGCATTTTGCGGGTGTGAGGCTATTTGTTACCTGTGCATGCTGCCAATTCCACTTTAGTCTCTTGAATACCATTGGTATCGCTGTCTGGCACTCTGCAGGTTTCTGAACGGTCGACGGTAAAGGCGTTTGAGAAAGCTATCCAGAAGGAAAATTTTTTCCGAAAAAGCACTTATCCCCCTCCCGCCGGCGGGCTCTGTGTAATCCTTTTGTGCAAAAGGGGGGAAAGTGCAAAGGCCGATCCCGTCCAGGGCCGCAATGGGTATCGGTACGAGGGATCGAATTGCACGGAATGCAAGATTTTGCAAAAGATTGCAGCGATTCTAATTAGCGCCGCGTGTAGGCAGGATTAGGGTGGTCTGCTTGGAGCCCACGGATTACAAGGGTAGGGGCTTTGAAAAACCTAAGATTTACCTCTTTTTCTGTTTTGTTTGGGTCGCATCATTGAGTTTCCGGAATCTATTTGGAGAGGCAGATTATTAACCGAAAGCCACAGGAATTGGGGCTGCGGGTGGTTTGCGATTTTCAAAGTTCAGCATTGGTCAAACGCTTGGAGGGCAGCTCAATGGCAACTAATCTCCACGCAATTGAGGAAAATCATGGAAACCGTCCAAGCCCCTTGCACGGGAGACTTGGACGTAATATGTGGGATTGAATAGTTAATAATCCGTTGGTAACTAAATTGCGCGAGCAAACTCTCTCCGATAATAATCGTCGGCGTTTGTTGAGATATATGCAGTTGGGTTGTCTGCAAAGAGACTCAAAGCAATATTTACCAAGATGGTGTTGTTTTTTAAAATTGTGCTAGTGGACATTGTATAAGTGTATGAAAGGAGAAAGAGCGATACATACTCTAAGAGGTGTCCTTGAATGATTTTTTCTTGACAAGTTCCAAGGGCGGCGTGGTGAACGTTTTTCATTACCTCGCACATGCTGGGTAAGCCACTAGCGAGTCGATGGAACTCCGATTTAGAGATCGGGAACATTGAACCTCCATCAATGTTCAAACCTTTGGAGTTTTTCTTTCCGGGAAATATAGATTTTCCATTAATATGCGCAGCAGCATTCAGTGCGCTCAATTTGGCAAGTCGGCGTAAGGCTCGCCTCAATTTTGTCGATGCAAGATCTATTACGCCTGCGTCAGAAGCAGTGGAAATGTTAAGCGTGTTTAGTATCAGCGCTTCTGTCCAGAAATCATTCTCCCAGCTATAGCCGTAGGTTAATATGAGTTTTGGCTTTTCTAAAGGACTAACAAGTAAGCCGTCGTAATCGCGATCGACGATGACCAAGGAGTCTGGTATGGAAGATTTTATGATTTTCTCATGGTAACCAAGGGCACTCTTTCTATTTCCCGTAAGCTTTACCTTAACCTTTCTACCCTTGAGGTATTCCGAGCATAAAGCGTTGTAAAATTTGGTATCAGGTCTAGTGGGGTCTTCGATTGGTAGCTGAGTTAATAGCCGCCCCTCTACATAAAGTGTTAAGTCAGCACCAAAGAATCGACCAAAATTTTTAAGACCGCTCCGGGTACGAGTGAATTTCATGCCAGAATCTCTTCCATGTCTATTATTTTATCTTCGTGGATACCTACAACATCAGGGGAATGTGTAGCGAAGATTATCTGTGCGTTAGAATTCAATTGCGATATCGCAGAGGTGAGCTGTTCTTGCCAGTATACGTGCAGAGAAAGTTCTGGTTCGTCAGCAATGTATATGGATGGTGTCGATTGCTGTAAGAGTGCCTCTCCTAAAATAATCAGTAGTTGTTTTTCTCCAGATGATAGCTCTTCAAGAAGAATATCTTTTCGTTTGGCTTGCTTTGAGATTCCTTTAACTTCAGTGCTGAAAGTGATCTCGTTCTTTTCGGAGAGTGAAATTTTTTTCCGCCCTTCCAGCAATACGTTGATGATCTCTATAAACGAATCTCTCGGTTTAAATATCTCTGTTTTCTTGGCTTGAAGCTCTTCGTAGTCTGCGACGAGAGAATGTGCGCGCCACGCATTATAGAGAGTTGCGAAATCATCTACTGCAACCGCGTGGCTGTTTATCCTGGTAGTTTCAATGGATTTGGTTAACTTGTCAAAATGGATCTTTAATTTTTGGTTGTAGTGCCTTGGTTCTACACCTAGTACTTGAAAGATTTCGCCCAGAGTCGCTCGTTCTTGCTCGAGGTCTAATTTTTTGGCAAAACTAAATACCGACTCAACACGATCTGGTGTTAAAACAGATAGGAAGCTTTTTCTTTGGAACTCTAATGTATGGTCAGCATATTTTTTGGTTAGGGTTGAGAAGTAGCGAACTAAGCTGTTGTTAAGGTCTCTGAGCTTTTGGTCGATTGCTGGTACGAATTTCCGATCTTCATGCAATCGTGATTCATCACTGTGGCGATGCACTGATAGCCAAGATACTTTAATTAATGAATTTAGGCTTTCACGAATGTCGGCAAAGCGTTCCCTGAAAAGTCGCTCTCTCATAACTCGTGGTGGCGCGCCTCTATAAAAACGCTCATGCTCGAGGGCATCAACATCATAGTTGACTGGGACGTCCTTGGAAGATTCCCTCATCGCGTAATTTATATCGCAATAAGGTAGACCCTCTTTTTGAGTTTTAACGACTTCAACAGATGGGTTTTTACGTTTACCTGCTTCTTTGAAAACAATAGTGACTTTTTCAAAATCTATTCTGTCAAGTCTTTCGAAGTCAACGGTTAAAACCGCTGCAAGTAGATTGATTACTGTAGTTTTTCCAGTGCCGTTACGCCCGATTATAAAGTTGAATTGATCATCCAAGTTAACACTAATGGTGGGGGCGTGACCCCAAAGTTTTTCGATTGTGAAAGATTTGATGAGGTGCACCATTCACTCCTTCGATTGGCTAATATTGGGTGGCTGCAAAATGACATCATGCCGGAAAACGGTTTGAATGTCGCGTAGTGAAATCCATGGCATTTCATCCCTTGGGGGACCTCTCAAACGCCACGATACCGGCTGTTTGGCCCTCCGCATTCCGTGCATTAGCGATCGGATTAGATAGGCCGCTATGTAGAGCCTCGCAGCTACTGCAGTCAGTCTTTTTCGTTCATGATCAGCCTGGCAATACCCTGCTTAATAAAGCCTGCATTTTCGCCTATTCGCTCGAGAGCACCGCGAGCGTTCTCCCCGACAACATCGTATCCACGCTGTTCCGATAGGAGTACCAACTCCATCAACGCGGCTTCTAACGCGAGCTGATTTTCATAGATTTTTTCGAGAACTATTGGGAGGGAATATTCGCTGGCCATGCGCTCGACTCCATTGGTGAAGAAGGAAGCATAGCAGGGGCCTGAGGGGTAGGAATTCAGTTCGAGGCTGGGAAAAAGGTAATTTTGGTAAGTCAGTGCGAAAAAAACGCTGCAGCCCTTATAGAACGTGGCTTTGAGGTATTACCTTTGAAGGTAATATTTGGTAAGGCTGGAGGTAATATTTCAGCAACTCATTGATTTTAAAGGGTTTCGTAGGTGAGTGAAATTACTACGACTAAGGGTAATTTTCTAACCTGTCTATTACCATATTATTACCTTTGCCAATCCTCAATAAGATACTGATTCTATTGGGTTTTTTTGAGGATAAAAAAGAAAATTACCAAAATTACCTTTTTCCCAGGGGTCAACCTGAAAACGGGGGAAGGCGAAAAAGGGGGAGATCGGCCGGCTTTCCTTGCATGCGGTCTAACTCTCACAAAGCTCGCCTGAGCCGACGATAGACAGTGCCAGGATTGGAGCCGAGAACCGCTGCTTAAAATTTGCTAACGCAGTCGGCAGAGGGGATGGGACAAGGAGGTAGAAGAACAGAGCTGGTACGCAAGTGGTACGCGGGATGATGGCAACGCGTTTGGGCCTTTATTTGCGGGAGGTAAAAATGGAGTCAGTCCGATCCATCATGGGGGCGACGGAGAAACGGCGGGAGAGTGGGGCGGGTGTGGCGGTGATTGGGGGCATTGGGGGTACGGAATCGGTGTGGCTGGGAGGTGGGGGAGTTTATCAGGAATGGGGAGGTGGGGCTTGGGAGCATCGGAAGAGCGGGCTGGCAGGTCTTGAGGCTGGTAAATAAATCAGTCCCCATTTCTTTTTCATTTCTTTTGGAGGGTCGCATGCAGGTAGAAGCGGTGATTGACGTAGCTCTTCTCGTGATCGATCATTGTGCTTAATCGTGCAGCAAGGATGAGAAAATGTATTGGATTGAAATCTGCACAGACGGTAGCTACGTCTACGGCGAGCGTGAATACCCCATCCCATGTGAGGGAATTGTTCAGCTGGAAGCGAATGAGCCAGAGCGTTCAGGGAACGAATGGGCAAAAATTATCATTCCGTTTGAGATAGAAACAGACCATGGGTACTTCTATTGGGAAGTTGAGATAATCGAGTATTTTGAGAAGGATGTTGCAAGCTACTTAGGAGCCTCAATTAAGCGGTACCCAGCAGATGTCTTCCTGAAGGACGAGGTAACGTTCACGTTACAAGACGGTTGGCTGAGTCCGAAGAGAATCCCTCCTAGACTTAAAGCCGTGAAGGGCTAAAATGCGCCTCGACTAAGAGACTACGTTCACCATGATTGACGCAGTAGACCTATTTTGTGGCGCCGGCGGCTTAACCGCAGGCATGAGAAACGCCGGCATTACCGTGCACGCAGGCTACGATATTGAGCGCCAGTGCGAGTTTGCGTATAGCGAAAATAATGGTGCGGCATTCGTAGCTAAAGACGTTAAGAAGGTATCCAGCGACGAGCTGAACGCATGGTACGAGCGTGGTGAGGGTGCTTATCGACTGCTTGCCGGATGTGCGCCATGCCAGCCTTTTTCTAGTTACAATCAAGGAAAAGACACTAGCAGCGACCGCAAGTGGCCATTGCTGTATCACTTCGCTCGTTTAATTCGTGAAGTTCAGCCCGAATTGGTCACGATGGAAAATGTGCCTGATGTTACTAAACATAAAGTTTATAACGATTTTGTTGAGAGCCTTGAAAAACAAAATTATAAAATTTGGGCAAATAAAGTATCCTGCGTAGAGTATGGCCTTCCACAACAGCGGCGGCGTCATGTTTTACTGGCGTCTAAGTTAGGGGAAATAGAACTCATACCCCCTACTCATTTGGGGCAACCCGTCAGTGTTATGGATGTTATTGGAGGACTTCCAAGAATAGCCGCCGGTGATTGCGACCCTGATGATCCGATGCATCGTTCGGCTACTCTCACTCCCATCAATATGCAGCGCATTCTACATTCTCGTGAGGGAGGAACATGGCGTGATTGGCCTGCACATCTTGTAGCCGCTTGTCATCGTAAAGAGAGTGGTAAAACTTACGGTAGTGTATACGGAAGAATGAAAGCGGAAGAGCCAAGCCCCACGATGACAACGTTATGTTACGGGTTTGGCAATGGACGATTTGGGCACCCACAGCAAGCTCGAGCGATATCACTTAGAGAAGCGGCGATTCTTCAGTCTTTCCCTAGAAATTATCAGTTTATGAAGCCTGATGAGATTACCTTTAAAACGGTAGGGCGAATGATCGGTAATGCAGTGCCTGTTCGTTTAGGCGAAGTTATAGGCGAAAGTTTAATGAAACATGTCAGAGATTACGAAGCTGCGGTGCTTCGAAACCAAAATATAGCTTAAGCCGATCTTTTAGAATGTTTAACTCCCGTGTTTCGCATTCCCAGACTATGATGACACGCCAGCCCAACTCCGAAAGTTGGGCTTCATTTTTTTTATCGCGCGCGATGTTGGATTGAAATTTGTCTGACCAAAAATCCTGCCTGGTCTTGGGAATTGATGCGTATCGACAATATTGATGTCTGTGCCAAAAACAACCATGTACAAAAATGACGGTACGATGTCGGGCTAAAACTATGTCGGGAGTACCCGGTAGAGATTTCTGATGAATTCGAAATCGCAGGCCTTGTGCATGAAGTGCCTTTCGTACAGCGAGTTCAGGCTTTGTATTGGCGCGCCTTACGGCGCGCATTTTTTTTGAGTGTTCACTCAAAACTTTTGACGAGTTTTCCAATTTTATCTACCTTGGAGCTCGCATCCAGATATTCTCTATAACCCTCTTGAGCGCTGGTCACCAAATTCTGGAATTGAACAACCCTTCCTTTAATTGATTCAAGCTGGAGTCTGACGTAATCAGTTTGTTCAATGTCATCGTCCTCTTTGAGTTTTGTTCCAAGAACGAAAATAAATTCATAAGGTTCATTGTGTCTCTGCCTTTCGCGCAGGCATTTAATGAGAGCGTTCTTGTATTTGCGCCCTTGCTCAATCAATTCGTCAACCGAAACTTTTCTATCGGGGCGCTTTAGCTCAATAATGACGTGCTTACCAGATATAGTTCTATATTTTATATCGACGCGCCCTCTGATCTCTTCGAGTGTCAGGTCTGCTTTGATCTTTTCGAATTCAGCATTTACAGGTTTCTCAATAATTTCTGAACCTGAGACTCTTTCCCATGAAGGGTCAATCAACCAAAGATGATTAAAAAGGAATTCTTGAAGCGTCTTTTCTAAATCGTTAGCCTCTATTTTTGTAAGAAATGCTTTAATGACATCAAGTCTACCCAGCACAATGTCACGGTAGAGGGACGCCTCAACAGCTTCAAGGTCGGCTAGTAGCGGAAGAAGGGCGGAAGCGCCTACTGTCACAGCATTGGATAACTCGCTGGCGTTGCCAGTCAGTCGCAGACGTTCAAATCCGAGAACGGCGTGCTTTAACAGGATTTTTTCCTCTTCGGGATCTTCGTAATCTAATGCGACAATACGACCAATTAGCTTTTCCGCTTGGTTTAATTGAACACCTTTGAGCGAACTGAACCACTCTGTGACAGCTGCATTGGTTACTTTCACTACCGCGACCCTGTCAAGGGGGCGCCATTCACTCCATTTTGCCTCAATTTTCGATAACGCGCTTTTCAGATAAGAAATAAGGAGCGCATAACGAGGATCATCCTCTTTGACGCGCTGACGGTCGCTGGTGGCGATATCATCTTGTGGAGTGCTGTCTAGAAAATCCGCTTCAATTTGTCCTACTAGATAGCTCATAAAATAGCGACCATCGTTGACGTCGCCAAGAATGTTCTCTTGGAATAGCCTGCCACGAGCCAGTATGACGATTACATTAAGATTTCCAGCGACAGACTCAAGGTCTTTAGGTTTATTTACTGTACCTATCCAACCTCTAACATTAATGCCCTCGGCCCATCCTTCCAGCCTACCTTCGAGAGTTGCTTCACGTTTTACGCCATTGACCCAGTCAGGTTTTTTCCAGTCGCCTATAGTCCACAAATATTGAAGTTTATCCAGATCGCCACGATCTCGGTTTGTTATTTCCCTAGGGTCTAAAGACTTCCCGCTTATTTTGACAGTAAATTCAGAAGTTCCAACTACAGAAAAACGTCTCGCAAGACGTTGCGCTAGGTTTTCTACTCTGATTCGATCTTTCTTAAGGTCATAAAGACGGATGACTGTACCATTCGTTTCGGGACAGTGTGTAGGAGCTATAGGCTGAGGATGGTAGCTCTCAGGTTTTTTAGGGTTCCCCTGGTCATCTCTGTCGCTAGCGGCCTTCTTGATATCATTGACGTTCATTGATAGAGCACTTTTAGTGCCATTACACGTTGAGTAGACCTCAATAGATCCTGCGATAGAGAACGGAGCGAGCTTGCCAACCCCCTTTCGTCCCATTACGGGGCGCAAAAAAGGAGCAGGTGTTAGATCAACATCTCCTGCCCGCTTTTTATAACCTACACGTAAAAATTTGTTGTTGATATCCTCGACTTTCATACCAAAGCCATTGTCCGTAATGGAGATGAAGTTAAGGTCGGGGTCGACATGGATGTCGACAGTCGTTGCGTTGGCATCCCATGCGTTTGCAACAACTTCAGTTAGTACTGCTGGAACATTGCTATATAGATTTATACCTAGATGCTCAAGTACGTTCAAATCGATGGATAAGGTATATAGCTCGGTTGTGGAAGGGGCGATATGTAACTCGGCGGGTTCCATTCTTGTAGCTTCATTCATTTCCTTTTCTCCCGCTGTTATGTGAGGTGTTAGGTATTGTCTATGCGAAGATTTCGCTGCGTGCTTCGGATACTGGCTATAGCCCGTCACTGGCTGTAACCCCTTCACTGACGGTGGTCGGCGGTTCTAAGCGTAAGAAACCATATAGCACAGCGATTGGCTGTCAGGCCACTGCTGCTCGGCGTAGATTATCGACTTTTATTGCGAAAGCTTGATTTTCGATGATAAGCGTTCGCATTGCAGCTCGAATCGGCCCTTTCTGAATGTTCGTTTACGGCGGGAAAAGTGATCAGGCGGCAATGATCCCGAAACGGTTTTAGTCAATTGAGCTTAGCCCCCATTTTTCCCTTCAGCCTGGCCAACACTTGCTCGGAGGTCCCAGCGTTCTTGCTAATCGCCCGCAATGCACTAAGACCGTTGACCCCAGGTTCAGCCCCCACCTTGTCATGGACAGCATGAGGAGTCAGCGCCAGAGCTGTCTCTAGACCAAGCTGACTCTGGTCAATTCTTCCCTGCTCATAATCGGATAACGAATACTCGTCTGACATCACCGGCTGCTAACGAAGGGGATGAGCCTCGTACCAGTACTGCTTTGAGTGGGAAAGTAATTGAATGCTTAAAAGTTGCTACAAAGCAACGCGCAACGAGACCTATAGCCAAGCGGCCCGGGGAGCAAGTAGGCGGCTATGCCCAATCCATCATCGGTCCGATCGAAACTTTGTAGTAGAACAAGCGCTTCACGAGTCACAAATCCCTGAGCTTGTTTAAATAAGTATTGTTGTAGTCATCCAAACCCTACACATCCTTGCGCCACCCCCTACACCTAAGACAGAATCCGCCGGCTTGTGCGTCTAGCCCGTGGCTTTTATCGTTCTCGGGTCACTGAAAACCAGTGATCGGGTTTGGTAGCCCGCTTCGTTCTAGACTCATGGCGTCACCGTATGCAGCCCTTTTGCAGGGCTCGGATTTCATGGTGGTCATGCGTGGGGCTCATTCGTGGGCGCCGGGTTCTAGTGCGACCGGTCTACCAACCCGCGTATGGCCGCCACCCAACGTTTGGTAGCGAAGGGTGATGGTT